CGGGTACGACCTCATTGCAACCGAAGACAATATGAATATTTCCGGTGCCGGTGGTTGGATTTATCTTAATGACGAAGCCGGTGGCGCTGCGGCTCCTGTTGTTGGTGCGGCATCTGGTAAACTTGTTTATGTATGCGGTCTGGAATCCTGGGTTGCTCTTCCTGCCGACGTTGACATAAAGGCGACTGGGAAAATTTGCGGTTTGAAACTTTCCAACAACTTCGCCTCTGGGATGACTGCCGGGACGGGTCACACCTACAATATTTATACCGAGACTGTTGATAGCGTCGGATACGAGTATTTCTGGGGAACAAATTGCGTCGGCAATGGACTTTCGGAAAACGTGGCCATCTGTGCGGTAAACACGGCGTATGCTCTGGCAATCGACGTAAACGGGACACCGGGTTACATTCCCGTATTCACTGACAAGTCTTGGGGTTCGTAAGAACAGAAAGGAAAGTAAATGATTTTATCGGTATTTGAAAGACTTTTGCTTCTCAATATCCTTCCGAAAGAGGGTGACTTGACCACGTTAAAGATTGTGCGGACTCTCCGTGACAACCTCTCTTTTTCCGAAGAGGAACACACCGCCCTTCAATTCAAACATGAAGGCGGGAATGTGATGTGGAAAGACGAAGCAGAAGTCAATAAGGATGTGGTGATTGGAGAGAAGGCAACGGACATTATCGTTGATGCTTTAAAGGCGCTCAATAAGGCTAAGAAGTTAACCGATCAGCATGTCGATTTGTACGAAAAGTTTGTTAAGGAAAATTAATCTTACACGGGCGGGGTTTCGGCCCCGCCATGAGGGCAGAAACATGAAAAAAATATTCGCAATGGTAATTCTGGCCGTCATGTTGATGGCCTCTAGCGCGTGGGCAGTTGCCGGGTCATGCGTTCAAACAGGATCGGCTTTAAGCTCCTACGTTTATCAGGTAAAACTTGTTTGCACGGGTGACTCGACCAACGGAACTTTGCCGACACAGACCATTGCCACCGACACGATGGCAATTCTGACCGGGAATTATTATCTCTACACAGTCACAGCCTATAAAACAGTTGGCGGGACAGCACCCGACGCGGCAGATGTTGCGGTACTGATGAGCGGCATGGATTTGCTGGGCGCAAAGGGCGTTAACCTTATCCACGCGAGCGCTACCTATGACACAATGCCCTATAGCGCGTTTATGGCATCCTATCGTTATCCGATGATAACCAACGCATTAACTTTGACTGTGGCGAACCAGGCGACCGTGAGCGCAACATGGACAATCGACCTTTTATTTGTGAGATAAGATGAAAACCGTTCAGACTGTAGCGCCCACATTATTGCCGGTTTCACTTGCTGAATTGAAGGCACAGCTGCGCCTTGATTCAGGTACGTTTGACGGAAATCTGACGCTGGCGCAATCCATGTCCTACGGATCACACGCTATTGCGAACAACTACACAACCCATGTCGGCGCCGGCGTGGATGTTCTGGGAAAAGAGGTTGATGTTCTTTTACATTGCGGGACGAACGGCGCGACCGGTACGAATGACACGAAGATTCAAGAATCGGACGATAACGCGACGTGGACGGACTGGACCGGCGGAGCGTTCATCCAGGTTACGACCACGAACGACAACGCAGATTATAAGAAGGCCTACACCGGGACAAAACAATATATCCGGACAGCCTCAAAGGTGCTTCTTGCCGCCTGTGAGTTTGGAACGTCAATCCTCGTGAACGCGGCGACTACGGCAGAAGATGCCCTTTTGACTGAAAAGCTCCAAAGCGCGATTGACGACGCCGAAGACTTCACTGGCCGGCAGCTTTTAACCGCGACATGGAAAGCGTATCTTGATGAGTTCCCCTGCAGGGATTACATCGAACTGCCATTCGGCAATCTTCAATCCGTTACGTCAATCAAATACAAAGACACGGACGGAACGGAAACCACAATGACCGTGACAACGGAATATCTTGTGGAAACGAATGGCGACGGGCTGGGCCGGATTGTCCTGCCTTATGGCGTATCGTGGCCGTCAGATACCCTTTATCCGTCAAATCCCATCTGCATAGAATTTGTTTGCGGCTGGACGGCGGCGGCATTGGTTCCATCGAAGATCAAGAGTGCGATTCTTTTAGGCGCGGCTGATCTCTATAATTGCCGGGAAACGAAAACAGACCGGCAGATATGGGAAAATCAAGCGATTCATAATCTGCTGTATGGAAAGAAATTGTGGAGTTTCGCATGATCAGAAGCGGCGACCTCAATAAAAGAATAACATTTCAAGCCAAGACGACAACCAGCGACGGCATGGGCGGTCCAGTTGTGACATGGGCGGATGTGGCGACTGTGTGGGCGGCAATCTGGCCCACTTCAGCAAATGAGACCGTTCAGGCAAATGCAACGACAATGGTAATCAGTCACCGGGTACGGATCAGATTCAGAAGTGTTTTGAAAGCATCATGGAAAATAAAGTTCGGCAACCGCTATTTTTCAATCGTTTCAATTATCAATCCGAACGAAGCGAACGAGTATCTTGATTTGATGTGTAAAGAGGCAGCGTGATGACGACTGATAATGCAGACGTTGAAAACCAACTTGCCACGGCCATAATGACTAAATTCAATGCGCTTATTGATGGTGAGCATAACGCCTTTTGGATTGCCTTGAATGGAAAACTCTTCGACGGAGATGCGAGCGGAAACGATTTCCCGTATTCATGCTTTTGGTTCCTGCCGGGCAATGATGACCCAACATTCACGGAGGAAATCAAAGACCATCTGATTCAATTTGATTTCTTTTCATCGGTGAGCGCGGCGGATGCGCGACGGCTCCGATTTCTGGCGATGCAGTTATTTCATGAAAAATCACTGACCATGACCGGGAGCACAGTTGTATGGATAAGGGGGCAAAACGTGAGCGGGGGGAGCATCCCAGAGGATATGCCAACACAGGATGCGGGAAATAAAGTTTGGCACGCTATTGCGGAATACGAAGTAAAAACAAGTCTCAATTAAATTAGGAGGATTTTATCATGGCAAGGGCAGTTATAAAAACAGGCGTTCTAGCGGGCGTTTATATCGGCGTCAATAAGGTTCTGGGCGCGAGTGAATACACGATCTCAGGCATGAGCGCGGGCAGTCTGGCAGCCGATGAGTTCGGCTACAGCGTCAACAAAAAAGCTTGGGACGGAACTCTTGATCCCGGAACCGTCAGTATTCCGAACGTCCTGAAAGACCCGGCGGACTCAACGGGGCAGGCGCTGCTTGATGCGGCCTGCGCTGCGGGTACGGAATATGGGCCGGATGACATCAAGTTCATGCGGGACGCGACCTCTTACTATACGCCGGGAACGGGCGGAACGGTGCGCGTCACGAAGGCAGGCGCAGGCGGACTCAAACGGAATGGTCTGGAAATGACCTCCTATGAATTTGAAGTATCCGGGGCGCTGCTTGTTCTCAGACCGTCCCTCGTTTCAATCGCAGTCACCGCGACTGGCGGAGCGGCCACAGTTGCAGTAGGTGCGACCAAACAGATGATCGCAACCGGAACATATTCGAGCGGCGATCCCATCGTGATTACTTCTCAGGTGACTTGGGCGTCGGCTGACGAAACCAAGATTGTCGTCACCAAGGGCGGTCTTTCTGCTGGTGTCGTTGCTGATGCTGGGACGGATGTCACGGCCACACTTTTGGGCATTGTTGGCACCCTGTCAATGGCGACCACTGGGCCATAAAAATATCAGCGGCCCACGGGCCAGAAAGCAGAGTGATTTATGATTGTCGATCTTGAAGACAAGGAAGTTGCTGGAACATTTGAATTACCGGGCGGAGGTAAGATACACCTCCGCCTGAGAAACGAGGCGGACGAAAAGAAGATAAGGGCCGCCTGTATTACGTCTGTTGTTGAGTATCCGCTGCTTGACGGCAAATACCAAAGATTTGAGTCCGAAAAGACAGACGTTGACCTTTATTATGCAATGGGAACCGACGCGAATATTTCTGGATGGGAAGGCATTCTCGACAAGAATAAAGAGCCGATTCCATGCACATTGGAAAACAAGGTTTTGCTGATGAAACTGTCACCTGTTTTCCGCGATGCCGTTAGTGCCGGAATTAAGGCCCTCAAAGAAAAAGAAGAGAAAGAGGCTAAGGAATCTGAAAAAAACTGATTGACTGGGTGGAGTTTGCTGATTTGCAGTCTTCATCCAGTCTGACCCTTGAAGACGGAACCATCGTTACAACTTGTGACCGATGTAAAGAGCGGTACGCAGAAAGAAAGCCACCCGGAACGCCACCATGCGAATCCTGCCGGGTAGAGTTGAGGGCAGAAAACGAAGAAGCCGGAACTATCTATATGATGACCCGGCGGCAGATAGTCACCTTTCACAATGGTGAGCATGACACGGAAATTGACATCAATCATGCGGCTGTCTGGGCGATGATTGACCACTGGCCCGGCGGGATAAGAGATCCATTCGGGGTATTCAGGAAGGTTATCAAGACATACCACAGCATTCTTAAAGAGGGCGGAACGTGAGAGTTGCAAACTGGAATCCGAACGTAATGGATGAAACATTCGAGAATATAGCCATTGAACGGCTTGTTGACGGCGCTGAGGTTATCGCAAAAGCCGCCCGGCGAATGTGTCCAGAAGGAACTCCATCAAGGCCAATTTATAAAACGGGGCGATATGCCGGTGAGTCGTGGACGGCCAGAGATAAAGGGCAGCTTAAGAGGTCAATCCGCGTTGTCCGGCAGAGGACGAAAAGCGGGAAAGCCTTTTCAAAGAAGAGAAATGTCCGTGTTTATGCCGGTCATTATCTCGCATATTACGCAAAGATTGTAGAATACAACGGCAAGGCGTTCTTACGCCCTGCCGTAACCGGATCGTTATCTGAAGTCAAAGAGGCTATCGGGGCTAAATAATGGGCAAAGGGCACAGCATAGGCACGATCTTCGCCGAACTCGATCTTGATCCTTCGCGCTACACTAAGGGCCAGCAACAGTTATATAAAGACGCCACAACTACAACCCTTAACATCGAAGAAAATTTCCGCAAACTTGGCGTCAAGTCGTCCGCCGAAATGGACTTAATGCGGGCGAAGATCACCAATTCCTTTGACGCGATCAAGAACAGCGCCAAGGCCACGGCAAATGACATCATCCGGGCCGAAGAGGCAAAGAACGCCAAGCTAAAGGCATTAAATGAACAGCAGTTTGGGCACCAGACAACAATGCTCGAAAAGCTCAAGGCGAATTACATCAAGGCCGGTGTCGTTATCGCGGCGGCGATG